GAGTGGGAATGATTTACAGCTAACTCATAGCTAATCATTTCTATTCATTTAATAAAATAACCCTCTGTTTTTACGGAGGGTTTTTGTTTATATCTACCCATAACTATTCACTCTACACCACATTTTTCGTCGGTACAGGTGACGGTATTACCCTAAAGGTATACTCTCATACCGACAGAAACATGGATGCATTACGGGTGAATTGTGCTTACCGATACCAAACTGAAAAATCTCAAGCCGCAGGAGAAACTGTACAAGGTTTCCGACCGTGACGGGCTGTACGTAGCCGTGCTCACATCAGGCTCTGTCTCGTTCCGCTATGACTACCGCATTAACGGCCGCAGGGAAACTCTGGTGATTGGTCAGTATGGTCGTGACGGTATCAGCCTGGCGGAAGCGCGGGAAGAACTCATTGCGGCTAAAAAGTTGCTCAAGTCAGGACAGTCGCCTGCTGCGGCTAAGCGTGACGGTATCAAAAAGATCCGCGGCGCCGAAACATTCGCGGTACATACCGACAGCTATATGAAACACGTTATACTGGCTGACAGTACCCGCGCCATGAAACAGGCGGTTATTGACCGTGACATAATGCCGGTGATGGGAAACAAGATGATGGCGGAGATCACCACATCGATGGTGCGCGATCTGTGCGACAGGATTGTCGAACGTGGCGGCCGCGCGACGGCGGTACAGGCCAGGGAGATTATCAGCAGCGTATACCGACATGCTAATGATCGCGGTCACGGTCTGTTTAATCCGGCAGCAGACATAAAGCCGTCGTCAATTGCCATGTTTAAGCCGCGAGAACGTTGCCTGCAGCCAGAAGAGATTGGCATTTTCTTCCGTACTCTTGATACCGTCGCAGCTATGGCAACGATGAAACTGGCAACAAAACTGGTGCTGCTGACGATGGTTCGCAAGAACGAGTTTATCAACGCCACCTGGAAGGAAGTCGATTTCAAAAAATGGACATGGACCATACCGTCAGAAAGGATGAAGGGAAGTCGGGCACACGTTATCTACCTGCCAAAGCAGGCGCAGGATCTGATGGTTGGACTGCAGATGTGTGCTGGTGGAAGTGAATACCTTTTGCCAGGCCGCTACTCAGTGAGCAAGCCGTTATCCAATGCTGCGCTAAACCGTCTGATCACCACCACGGTAGAAACAGCGCAGTCGGCAGGATTCAACCTTGAACACTTTGCTGTGCACGACCTGCGCCGCACTGCCAGCACGTTGTTGCATGAGGCAGGCTATCCATCAGACTGGATTGAAAAGGCGCTTGCGCATGAGCAGAAGGGAGTGAGAGCGGTTTACAATAAAGCGGAGTATGCCAGGCAGCGTGCCTACATGTTGCAGCAGTGGGCTGATATGGTTGATGCCTGGATAGCAGGGGAGCACACCGATCTGGTGCCGTTCTCCCCGTCGAAGTTTGAGAGGTGGATGGAAGGGGAATAACTGTTATTTCTTTTTGCCAAGGTAATAACTTCCTGCCGGTGCCTGAGGTATTTCTTTTAATGCTGCCGTTAGCATTTCAACATCACCGCGCAACCGGTTAATCTCATCGTCGCGCTGTACAATCACAGCGCGCTGTTCTTCCAGTTGGCGGATTAACTCCGCCTCGTTGAACATAGTCATGCCGCCTCCGTCCTGAAAACCGGTACGGAACAGCCAGGAAGTAACTGCACTGCCGGACCGTCACACTGGTTTCCCCATACATCGAAACCGTGCGATGACTGGCGGGCGAATAGCTCAATGCGCGTAACGTCGCCTAGCAACTGCACCAGTTTTTCACGAATAACGTCCGGCTTACGCGAGTTTTCCATGCGCGGCGCCGTGACGTGCTGGCAGATAGAAGCATCCATGCGGGGAGGTAGTTTCCCGCGCACCGCAAACAGGCAGTCCTCGCTGTTCGCCCTGGTCATATGGCCCATACCGATCGCACTATTGCCTTTGTGCTTATTCGTCTTGTGCCAGGTGAATCCCTTCATGGTCATCAGGCGGAATCCCCACGCTTCGACAACCTTCAATGCTTCAACCGGCTGTGTTGGAACCCACCACATCGCCAGCAGGCAATTATCAGCAGCGAGATCCCATACAGGCAGTCGGCAGATATCCAGCACGTTCATAACCGGATATTTGAACCCGGAGCCGCGGTCGCCGTCGGCTGCTTTGTCGCGGTATGACCAGGGAGGATCGCTATAAATCAGAGTGTATTTACCGGTCATGCTGTACCGCCTTCAATGCGCTTAAATTCGATTACCCAGACCCATGGGTTGGAGTCGAAACTACCTTCGCCATTGGCCTTATCCCACCACGCTTTAAAGCCGTGCATTTCTGGACACAGCCCTACCGGAACGCCAGCGATCGCATAATGCTCGGCATGGTTAAAGGCGCGACCCGCTACGGTTTCGCAGTGTTCGAGCATGTCACCAAGGTCATTCAGCATGGCTGATTCATCGGCATCCTGAAGTCTCTCGACGCGGATTCCGGTTATCTCCAGGCTGATTCGGCGGGCGTCGCGAGGCATGACTGCGCCAGATTGTGGCCGCGTCCAGTCTCCCCATGTTGGTTCGCCATCAGCCCAATACCAAAACGAAGGCGCTACATCTGGCACGGCGGAGTTGCTGAAATCAAACGACTCGAGGCGTGAAAACGGCTCTCTTACGTAAAGGTGATCGCCAACAGCGCAGAATGGGCAGTCATGCCAGTAATCGCACACATTTTCCGCATCTTCACTCCACGGCCACCAGCTACCGTCTTCACGTTCTGCAATTTCGGTGGCCCGAGTCTGACGCCATTTGATAAGGCGCCGAACCTGCGTCATGCTGCCATCAAGCAACGCGCGCACCTGATACTCATTAAAAATCATTCCTCGCTCTTTCATGCCGCCACCTTCTTGCAGTTCAGTTGCTCCGCCACGCGCTGAGCTTTTAATGGATTCTGGATAACCATTCCGCCCGGTACTAACCAGCCTCTGCGCTGCGTTGAGTAGACCAGCGTCACTTTTCCGACGGTGATATTGTCGTGAGGATTAGTCATAAATCACCCCACGGCTGAGTATTCCGCTGTAATCACCGCAGCGCAGACCGTTGCTTTTGGTTATGCACTGTTCACGACGAACGGCGATCTTGTGTCGCTCAACCTCACCCTTCGCCGCATCCATACACAGAAGCCACAGGCGAGCGGCGACACGGAAGTGACCATCTTTCTCTCTGGCGATAGCTCGTTTCTCGATCTCCATTGCCGCCGGAGTCACCGCGATCACTTTTGAAACCTCACTCTTCGACACATGGTCAAGATGGTACTTTTGCAATTTTGTTAACTTTGGCTTATTCATTTGATCCAGCCCTCTCTGAAAATAACCGCCAGCAGGTAAAGCCAGGCAGAAATTGAGGTCAGGTATAAGTACCATCCTGACCACTTATTCCAGTGCCTGATCAGCGCTGTCATGCTGCGTTACTCACCGGACGATAAACGCGCTGATCAACAGGCGGCTTTTTTCCGGTGTATACATCCGGGCTTTCCGCTTTGCGTTTATCAAGCCACTGCTCGACTTCCTCTTGTGTCCATACGCAGCGGCGGTCAGTGATATACCAGCGCTTTGGAAATTCGCCAGCAGCTTCCAGGCGGTCAATCGTGCTCCATGACAGTGGCACCACCGCCAGGAGTTCCTTCTTGCCTAATGCACCTTTCATAAAAACCTCTCTTGGTTGCAGTGCGGCGCGCGTGGCGCCGCGGTGGTGGTTACATCGGTACTTCGTTTAACTCGTCACGACGGATGCTGTAAACGTCAGTTGCTTTTGCCAGCAGGTCATCATCACCAGACAGTTTCTGAGCAACGTATTTGTATGCTTTGTCCAGGTCAGCAACGGTGTTGTAGTTCATCGCTGCACCGGTAAACGCTGCCAGGATTTCATCAGGATCCCTGTCATCTGCCTTCCTGGTTTGTTCTTCCTGCTTTTGCTCAGGTTTGGCGTTAATCAGGCTGTTAACTCCTGATGCCGTCGCTGCTGGTGGCGTAATATCACGCTCAACGCGCGGCGCGTTCTCCTGTAGTTCATCAGGTGTGTACACGCCAAGAAGTACATCCGGGGCATGCAAACGGGCCCAGCGCTTAACACACAGATAAGCCAGTTGCTGACGCGGGTCCTGTTCCCACAGTGGAGAGTTACGGACACCGGCCTGCGCCATGCTGATGGTTAACTCGCGAGGCTCCGATTCACCCTTGATGACCGCAGATACCGTTACAGTCAGCGACGGTGATTTATCTGTCTTTCCATTCACTTTTGACCAGTCACCATCCCAGCGATAATTCAGGCGGGATGTCAGCAGGTTGGATGAGGACACGACAGCGTTGACCAGTTGAGCTTCGTAGCCCAGCGTGCCGTTAACCACATGAGTTTTTTGCGCGACTGCGAAAGGGTTCATGCCCCACTGTGCCGCCTGCATGGTTACCGCCAGGCAGTCAGCAGGTTTGCCAGCCAGGTGCTGCGGTACGGTTGCCTTGCTCTGCGCCATCAGCTCAGCGAAGCGCACCAGTTGATTCATGCCTTCAGGGCTGAAGATTGCAGCAGCAGTGCCGACGGTAGCGCCTGGTTGAGATGTGATTGCGATATCGTTACTCATACGTACATGTCCTGTTTGCGTGCCCACTCAGGGCGTTTAATGATTTCCACGCCGCCCCATTCGTCACTGATGCGGCATTCGTGATAGGTGTTCAGATCCCGGCGGAATAACTGGTGACCGGCATCCACGTCTGGCGCATCCAGTTCGAACGCGCGGACCGGGTAGCGTCCGCAGTCGATGGTTTCGCTGACAGCCAGGAAGAAGAAGCCATGCGGCTGATCGGTAACCTTCAACGCCCCCTCTCTGTACATGGCGTCCTGGACGTGATAGCGGAATTCCTCGATATGACGAGAAAAGCGATCCATGTCCGCAACTTTCTTCACGTCGACGATCACGTTGTGCTCATGCAACCATTTATCAGGACGGATGCGGCACAGTTCGCCAGTCTCATCGTCGTTCCAGTACATTGATGCTTCACAGTGTCCTGGTGCCTCCAGCATCCAGCGAGCCGCCGGGTGTGCCATTGCGCTGTCGCGCATCAGTTTCAGTTTCCGTCCCTGTTCTGCGTCCATCACCGTCATACCCATACCGGCAACATCGCGCAGGAACGCTTCTTCGTCGGCTTTACCCTGGTTGGTGCGACGGTTGAATTGCGGCGCCACGATGAAACGCTTGTCGAATTCTTCCGGCTCCAGCAGCAGGCAGTGCAGCGCAGTGCCCATATCCAGTGCGGACTTCTTCTCTTCGTCTTCCGGAGCAGCCTTCACCCATTTCAGAAGGGCTGGGTTCTTGGCCACCATATCCAGTTGTGACTTACTCACGCCGTCGCCGGCGTGGTAGTCTTCGTTGCTGATGTCGAAATAGATTCCTGGCTTCATTGCTTTACTCCGATCTTTCCACAGAGACATCTGATAGCTTCGCCATTTGAATTCCCTATCAGGCCAATATGTGATGGTCTGATTTTTATCCAACCGCGGCGTTCAAGTTCAAGGGCAAACCAGTGAACTGCTGTTCTCCGAATTCCTAACCTGGCTGCAATCTGCGAATAACTAAATGTTCCCATTGTTAGCAATTGGTATAGAGTTGGTTTCATGCCGCTGTCCTCGCACTGTCGATTTTGTCCGCCATATCCATCCTGGCGATAATGCCGGTTAGCTCTCGCTTGAAGCTCGACATCAGTTCTTCGAATTCGCAGCTTTCTTTTGCCGCTTCCAGAATTTCACGTCGAACACCGGCGCGGAGAAGAGAGCGATCGAATGATTCATCAAGCTCTGAACCGCTGGTGGCGTCGATAAGTTCAACGTGTCTGTCGTACAGTTCAGACGACATCTGATAGTCATTACTGAACATGGTCGCGATTTTGTTCAGTTTGTTAATCTGCTGAGTGTTCACTTGTCCATCCCCCATATCCCGTTATCGTTGGCAACTTCGTGGGCTACCTTGTTGGTGAACGCCCATTTCATGCCTTCCTGCAGCGTGCGAAACTTCCAGCTCATCAGCCCGCAAGCTGTAACGCAGTACCAACCGTTAATGATTTTCCACTGCATGATTTGTTACCTCGGTTTGTTACCGTTGAGGTAATAATTATCCATATGTGGTTGGTAGTCAATAGATATGAGTGTAAAAAATTACCTGACGGGTAATTGTTAGGTAATCTTAAAGGCAATAAAAAAGCCGCTCAGTAGCGGCTTAGTTATTGATTATTTTAGTATTATTCTGTTGTTTTTTTATTCTGACTGATAACGAATTCTATGTAGCTTTCTATCTTCTTTTTTTCTACGTCAGGTAACAATCCGTAACTTGGTCGGTCATATCTGATAGCTTCCGGATCATGAGGATGAATCAGCAATTCATAACCATGTCGGCCGAACGCGGAGGCAATAGATTCGAGAGTTGAGATTGATACACTGACTTCGTTGTTCAGCATTCTGCTGACAGTGTTCTGAGAAATTCCGCTGGCGCGCTCGATCTTACCTTGTGATGTCAGGTTATCGCTTTCTCTCATCCAGCGTTCAAGGTTATGGGCAGCAATGATACCAATATCAGTTGGTCCTACAGGTACAAAGCTATCAAGAGTCAGAGATCTGTCGATGTCCAGCCAGTTACGCGGTTTGTTTGCTGCTGCCTCAATCTTACGTGCAACCTGATCACCGATTATTTTCTTTCCAAGAACCCAACGATTAACCAGGTTAGCCTGCGTGTTCATCCTTTCTGCAAGACGCGTCTGCACGCCGTTAAATTCGCGGTCTATTAGATCCTTGAGATTTTGTCTGCGCACGTCCTGGATACTTTTCATGCTCTTGAAAATAAGCTCTTAAGTGAATGAGTAGGTAATTCAATTAAAAGCGATATTACCCAGCAGGTAAATGCACCCCACAGGTAACTGAACTTGATTTTTGTTACCTAATCGGTGAATATTTATTATCTGACATAAATATCAGGCAATAGCTATGAGCGAGAACACGCAATTCGATTTCAAAAAGCACTGGCTTGCACTTACTCCGGATGAGCGTGAAGCCTTCGCAGAAGAGGCCGGAACGACCAGCCATTACATCCAGACGCATCTTACCGGCAAACGTAAAATGCCCGGTAAGACACTGATGAACGGGCTGTTTAAGGCTGCGAAATCCCGTCAATGGGTTCGCACCAAACCCGAACTGGCATACTTCTTCTACTCCTGATTTCCTCTACCGATCCCCACAAGGCCGCCTTCTGGCGGTCTTTTCATATCTATTCGTACCCAAAAGGTAATTATTATCCATATATGGTTGATCTTTTTTTCTTCTACGCACAAAATCACCGATAACAATAACCAAATGGAGACAGCAACGTGAAGATAGTCACCAGAATGGAAGCGGCAAAAGCTGGTCTTAACAGGTACTTCACCGGGAAGCGCTGCCGTAATGGTCATCTTGCTGAGCGCTACGTACTGAACGGAACATGCGTCGAATGCGCAATGAACAGCGCGCACCGTCACCGTGATGAATTTACCTGCGCCCTGAAAGCTGCACGGGGTGAAGTATGAAACCCGTCGCGTATTACAACGAAATCGATCCGTATGCGGCGCAATGGCTGCGTAACCTGATCGCCGGCGGTCATATCGCACCGGGCGAAGTTGATGAAAGGAGTATTGAAGATGTCACACCTGACGACCTGCGAGGATTCACGCAGTGCCACTTCTTTGCCGGAATTGGCGTCTGGTCTCATTCCCTGCGCCTCGCAGGATGGCCTGACGATAAACCAGTCTGGACAGGTTCCTGCCCGTGCCAGCCTTTCAGCGCGGCAGGCAAAGGAGATGGGTTTGCTGACGAGCGGCACCTATGGCCCCACTTCTTCCATCTCATCAGCGAGTGCAGACCTCAGCATGTCTTTGGCGAACAGGTTGCAAGCGGTAACGCAAACACATGGTTCGACCTTGTACAAGCTGACCTGGAAGGAATGGGATACGCCTTCGGGCTTGTGCCGTTTACGTCAGCGAGCATCGGTGCGCCGCACATCAGAGAGCGGGCCTACTGGGTGGCCAACGCCAGTAGCGAATACGAATCCGCAGCCGGAAACGAAACGGGGATTACAGCACGTCTCCGGAGCAGCTCGACTGACAGGCTGGCAAACACCGGTGGCGAACGACTCAACCGGGTCGACTCATTGCTACAGCGGGAAGAATCAGGACGGGTCACCAAAAGTGTGCTTGAAGCTGCCGGGATCGGTTCTTCTTGCGGGTTGGCCAACTCCCCAAGTGAGCAACATAACCAACGCAACAACAGTGCAGATGAGCGGAGATGGAAGAGAAACCCCGAACAAAATAGGCTGGGCGGCGAGCTTATGCGGCCCCTTGAGGTTAACGGTTTTTGGCGAGATGCGGACTGGCTCTTATGTCGAGATGGCAAATGGCGTCCAGTTGAACCCGGCACATTCCCGCTGGTTGATGGGGCTGCCGCGCGCCTGGGACGAGTCGAGCCCTGGGTGGCAAGAGTGGCAAGCAGCAACCGCGTCGGCCGACTCAAAGGCTATGGGAACGCCATAAACGCACAGGCTGCGGCTGAATTCATTCGCGCTTATATGGGGGTTACTTATGGCCGGTGACTGGATCAAGATGCGTGCAGATTTGCACACTCATCCTAAAGTTGTCCGCATGGCGTCCGCATTGAAAGCGGACAGATTGCGGATAGTTGGCGGACTACATTCCGCATGGTGTCTTTTCGATGTCCACTCTGTTGACGGTTTTCTTGACGGATACAGTGCGGAAACTCTCGACGACCTGATCGGCTTCCCGGGATTTTCACGGGCAATGATGGCCGTAGGATGGCTCGAAGAAAATGGAGAAAGCCTAGTAATGCCGCGCTTTGAAGCCCATAACGGACAGTCTGCAAAGCGTCGCGCACAGGACGCAGACAGGAAGAGAAAAGACCGCAAAGCGTCCGCATCAGAAGCGGACAAAAAGCGGACCAGAGAAGAGAAGAGAAGAGAAGATCTAAAAGATATAGATCCCCCCAACCCCCCAAGGGGAAGGGAGCCTAAAAAAACATATCCGTATCCTGAACAACTCAATGCCGAAGCCTGGGAGGAGTGGAAAACTTACCGGTCAGAAATGCGTTTTAAATCCTACGCGCCAACTGAACGGAGCGAGGGAGCGGCAATTACCGAGCTGATTAACTTGTCTGGTGGAAACCAAACGCGGCAGATGCAGATTGTGAAGCAGAGCATGGCCAAGGGTTGGAAAGGGCTGTTTGAGCTGAAAGGAGGAACGGAAAGGCGCGATGTAAACGCCATATCTGAGCCGGATACGCGGATCCCACCAGGATTCAGAGGCGGGCCGACACTCTGACGGAATCAGTAGCGCAGCAGCGCATTTTTTTACGCCCGAATAATTACCTGATGGGTAATTAAATGTGTTCACAAGTATTGATTTCGAACCGTATATGGATTTTAATTACCTGAGAGGTAAATCATGAGAAAGCAGTTACAGGCTCTTGGTCGACTCAAGACAGGACAGATGAACAAGACGGAATCGGCTTACTGCCAGCATCTCGAGCTACGTAAGCATGCCGGTGAAATCGCCTGGTACCGGTTCGAGGGAATCAAGCTGCGACTGGCAGATAACACGTTCTACACGCCTGATTTCGCAGTGATGCTCACCACCGGTGAGATGGAATTGCACGAGGTGAAGGGGTTCTGGACTGATGACGCCAGGGTGAAAACCAAAGTCGCAGCTGATCAGTATCCGTTCAGGATCATCGGCGTGACGGCTAAGGCGAAAAAAGCTGGTGGCGGATGGAACATCGAAGAGTTCTGAATAGATGATCCTGATAGATATCAAATGAATCAATAAGTTAAACGGGTAAACGGGGGTAAAGATGGACAGCAATATCATTGAGTTAGTGAAGTTGGGGCATGAGCGGGCCGACGAACTTAAAGCGTCATGCGGTGCAGTTGATGTGCGAAGCGTGGCGCAACTGATCAGCGATCTGGCGTCGCAGCTTGAAGTGCAGTTGGTGCGTAGTAATACGCTGGCTGCGGAGAATGCGGGGCTGAAGGCTTCAGGAAATAAAATGTTCCTCAGTGCAGTTAGCCTGATGGAGGACCCTGAACTGAAGATAGACCACGCTCGCGATATCAAAGACTGGGAGAGAATTAAAACCCCGGCCACCGACGCTTTCTTGGCTGAAGTGCGGGCGCAGGGTGTGGAAGAGTTTCTGAGAGGCAGTCAATTACCTTATCAGATCGCAACTGTGCTAGCTGATTACGACAACGTCGATGACGCAACGCTCCAGACCGTTATTTGGTCTGGCCAACCTCCAGAGCCTGACGGCGACGTTTGGCACCTCGAATATGTGTCTCGTGGTAATGCAATTGTGCATGCTGTTTTGAAAGAGCTTCGCAAAGGAGTGCAGTCATGAGCGACTTCGATACTTCATCAAAAGTTAAGGCTCGCAAGTTACACCGTTGCTGCGAATGTTACGGTGCCATTAACCCAGGCGATACCTACGAAAAGGTTTTTGTTGTCCAGGATGGAAATGCGAGCAACTTCAAAACATGCCAGAAATGCACAGAAGCGCGTGACTGGCTGCTTAACGAAACTGATTGGCCTGACGATATAGACTGCGAAGGCCATTCATATTTCTTCACCATGCTGCGAGATCATCTCCGTGAACAAGGCCGGGAAGGTGACCGCAAATACGCATTTCGCGCATATCGGTTGGTCGTCTGCATGGATAAACGCCGTATGGCTTATGCGAACGCATACAACGCAGAAACCGTGAAAGTCCGCGACCGCAGCCAGCAAGGAGCCGCCCAATGAGCAACATCGACAAACGCGCATTACGTGAAGCGGCGGAGAAGGCGCTACCGGCAATGAAGCGCCTGCTTATGATGCCGAATGATGAGTTGTTTGATGAGGCGCTGTTAAACGGAGATGGTGATGTTGACGCGGCGAATGCATTCAATCTGCTCACCGGGCCGGAAACCGTGCTGGCGCTGCTGGATGATCTGGAAGCCGCAGAGCATACGGCAGCAGTTGACCATGAAGCGGCATGTTCTTTGGTTGAGGAAAACGAGGAAGTAAAACGCAAGTTGGCAGCAGCAGAGAAGCGCATAGCAGAACTGAGAGACTGGAATTTAGGACTTGCGCAAGAGTCATTCGAACGACAGCAGCGCATAGCTGAGACTTCTTGTCAGAAACGGCTTATTGGGTGGCGGGCGTCAGATTACACCGACGAGACATCAGACCCTGAGTTAGCTAAAAACTGGGCTGCTGCTATTGGTGTGCTGCCTATTTTTGAAGGCGACGTGAATACCAAACTTAGCGCCGCTGGCATCGGTAAGGGGGGACAAGTATGAAGCTGGATGTCACCCCCGCTCAACTTGAAGCAATTAAGCGCCTCACCGATGACTGCGCATCAATGATCGGTAGCGGTGAGGATGATTCAGACAAAGCTTGGGCGCGTTATGTTGACCTTATTGACCGCATGCTCAAAAAGAACGGTCACGAAAGAAGCTTCAAAGGTGAGGACTAACCCATGACCACTATTACCAGAGAACAGGCCGAGCTTAAATCATTCATCACTGGTTTTCTTAGCGACCCGGCACACGATAACCAATCTTCAAACAGTATGACCGCTGAAGTGTTCCGTATCGCGCTGGCATCGCTGGAAGCGGAGCCTGTGGCGTGGATTTGGAAAACTGCCAGCGGCCACGACACAACTGGCGTTAGGATGCCTCGTAATCGCCCGGGAAAATACGCGGCGCGCCCACTGTACACCGCCCCGCCAGCGCCGGTAGTACCAGAGGAAAAGTGCGATGATGACGGTAACACTACATCCGAGTTTGACCACGGATGGAATCAGTGCCGCGCCGCCATGCTTCAGGGTGCCGAACAACAAAATCGACAACAAAATATTCCTGAAAATATTCCAGTCACGCAATTTAAGCCGGTAGCAGACTTGTACGGCTTAACCTCACCAAATGGCGGTGAAACATCATTCACTTTCGATGCTGTTGAAGCTCGCGATTTCATTGATGGCGGTTGGTTATGTCAGGAGTACGTGACGCTGGAACGGTATCAGGAAGCCATGCTTCAGGGTGCCGAACCTGTAAGCCAGCGTTACAAGTTGCCTGATGGTTTCGACTTTGATCGTTTCAATGATGTCGTTTGGCTGGAAGCTGTAGCAAGCAATCCGCACATGCACTCACCAACAACATCGACCATCGCTATGGTGGCGCTGGAGCTGAACAGGAAGTTAGCCACCGGCAACTCTCCGGCGATTCCGGAAGGTTGCTGCATCATGCCGAAGAAGCTGACAGCAGAGAACGGGGCAAAAGGCGCATTGTCTGGTGAGTTTTCAGAAAACAAGTTCATCAACTGCCCTGAGTGCTTCGGTGATGACGAATGCGAAACCTGCGATGGCAGCGGAAGAATTGAAATCTCAGTGCCTGTCAGTTGGACGACCATAAAAGAAATTTGGGCCAAAGGCGTTGAGCATTTCGCAGCAGCACCGCAGCAGGAGGCTGAATGATGAGACGCTCAAGTTGGGATGCTCGCCTTGATAAGCGCGTGAATATCGAGAAGTTAGAAGAACAAGGTCTTATCGCTGACAGCATGGAAGTTAGAAAGGGTCTTGTTGAGCGCGTTATGAGAGGAGAAATAACTCCAGAGCAGTCCAGGGAAGAACTGAAACGGATTCAGCGTAACGCCAAGCACAATGGACTTAAAACAAGAAACCAGGCATGGAGAGAAGGTTAATGGCTAAATCCCCAGCAGAGCGCAAAGCAGCGCAGCGTGCCCGCCAGGCGGAAGCCGGTGAACGCAAGCTGGAGCTGGTGCTAGATGAGCAGGAAATGGAAATGCTGGCGCGGAACTGCGCCTCCCGTCGCCCTGGTCGTGATCCGTATGAGATGTCAGAGTACATCGCGATGCTGATCCGCCAGGATGATGCGCGGGTGCGTGGACGTATTAAGTCAATCAGTAAACGACGATGCGGAAAGTGCGGCGATGCGCTTCCTGTCGAATCCTGTCCGTGCGATGGTGATTCGGCATGTTGGGTGACGCGTGGCTGGCATGAAACTAAATTATCATCGTGACACGTCACGACATATTGACTAAATCCTCACATAATTATACTGTTTAAATGTACAGTATTTTATGTGAGGTGTCATTATGGGCTTCCCTTCCCCGTCCATGGATTACGCAGAATCAGCGCTGACCGTTTCCAGGTTGTGCAACTATGATGCGAACTGCCGCACAGTTGAGACATCGCAGGGATACGCTGTGATCAACATATCAAGAAAGGCAGCACAGGGTGATGCTGTTCTGGTTTCCTTTCATGGTCACATCCAGTTTGCCAGAGTACGCGGGAGAGCGCTTATCACTGATGACGGCGAAGCCATTGAAGGTTCCGAGCTGGACGATGCAGTTGTGATTGGTGTCCTGACCCATCTGATTAACAGAGCTACGCCAGAAGCTGACGAAGACATTCCCGTTATGTAACATTCCCGCCACCATGTTAGTATTACCACAACGGTAATTATTACCTTGGTGGTTACAATGCCTGCTGAACCAAAAGCCCACAAACGTAAATCAACGCAATTTAAGCCACTGACAGCGATGCAGGAGGCTTATTGCCAGTCATACATCAAGACGCCGGAGAACCAGACTCAGGCGGCGATTAACGCCGGATTCTCGCCAAACACTGCAGCAGTTAAAGCCAGCGTGATGATGCGCGATGAACGCATCCAGAAACGCATTGCCGAGTTGATGGAAGAGCGCAATAAACGCCTGCGCGTCAATGCCGATTACGTCCTGATGCGCCTGGTGGAAATCGATCAGATGGATGTGCTGGATATCCTGAACGACGACGGCGGGTTGAAGCCGATCGCTGAATGGCCTAAGGTATGGCGCACCTCTCTCAGTGCGATGGATATCGCTACCATCAAGACGACTCAGGCCTCTCTGCAAAAAGAGAATGGCGAGGCGGATCTCTCTGTTGAGGATGTAGAGCATATCCTGAAGAAGGTGAAGTGGCCTGACAAGGTGAAAAACCTTGAGCTAATCGGTAAGCACGTCGATGTGATGGCGTTCAAGGAGCGTGTAGAGGTATCAGGCACCGTTACCATTGCCGACAGAATGGCAGCCGCACGCAAGCGCGTGCAGGAAGGTGACAAATGACTGCCAGCGCAGCGCCATCGTACGAAGAGCAACTCATCGAGGATATTGCCGGATTCACTCACGACCCGCTGAGCTACGCGCGCTACGCATTCCCATGGGGTGAAGAAGGCACGGAACTGGCCCACGCCACCGGGCCGCGTGCATGGCAGGCTGAAGCCTTTGGCGAGATACGCGATCACCTGCAAAATCCCTCAACCAGGCACCAGCCGCTGATGATTGCCCGCGCATCCGGTCACGGTATCGGCAAATCTGCGTTCATCTCGATGCTGATCAAGTGGGGCATGGATACCTGCGAAGATTGCAAGGTGGTGGTGACCGCCAACACCGACAACCAGCTACGAACCAAAACGTGGCCGGAAATTATCAAGTGGTCGAATCTGGCAATCACCCGCGACTGGTTCACCTGCACCGCCACCGCGATGTACAGCAACGATCAGGGCCATGATAAGCGCTGGCGCGCTGACGCAATCCCTTGGAGTGAGCACAACACGGAAGCGTTCGCCGGTCTGCACAACGAGCGCAAACGCATCATCGTGGTATTCGATGAAGCGTCCAACATCGCCGATCTGGTATGGGAAGTTGCCGAGGGTGCGCTGACCGACGAAGACACAGAAATTATATGGGTGGCGTTTGGTAACCCGACGCGTAACACCGGGCGCTTCCGCGAGTGTTTCCGCAAATACCGTCACCGCTGGAAGGCTAAGCAGATTGACAGCCGCACCGTCGAAGGCACGAACAAAGAGCAGCTCAACAAGTGGGTAGAGGACTACGGCGAAGAAAGCGACTTCGTGAAGGTGCGTGTGCGCGGTATCTTCCCGGACGCATCGGAAAACCAGTTCATCCCGTCAGGGCTGACGCAACCGGCAGTTGGCCGGGTTATCACTCCAGATCAGGTACAGCATGCCGCTGTGGTTCTCGGCGTCGACCCGTCTCACCAGGGCAAAGACCCGGCGGTTATCTACCTGCGGCAGGGGCTGCACTGCAAGAAGTTGGGCGAGTACCCGCGTACCACAGATGACGTGTGGTTTGCCAAGGTGATAGCCGACTTTGAGGATCAGTACGGCGCTGATGCTGTGTTTATCGACTACGGGTATGGCACCGGACTGAAGTCAGTCGGCGACAACTGGGGGCGCAACTGGACACTGATCCAGTTTGGCGGGGGCACCGCCGATCCAGAAATGGCTAACAAGCGCGGCGAGATGTACAAATCTGCCCGCGACGCGCTGAAGCTCGGGGCACAACTCGATAGCCAGGATTTAGCCGACGAGTTGAGCGCGCCGGAGTACAAAGTGCGGCTGAAGGACAGCAGGAAGATTTTGCAGGACAAGGAAGAGGTGAAAGAAGTGCTTGGCCGGTCGCCGAACAACGCCGACGCTTATGTGCTGACGTACGCCTTCCCGGTGGTGAAAAAGAAATTCGCAGCGCCTGGCCAGCAGCAGGGTAAAGCAATCACAGAATACGATCCGTATGCATGAAAAAGCCCGCGCTTCGGCGGGCTATTGTGACATGTCACGATATTACTTTATTAGTGATGCCGCGTATTCGATGAGATAAAGTTTCGGAGCAAGCCAGATTTTCAGCCAGTCGAAATAATTGAAGAAAACAACAATAGAAGTTATCGCTATTCCAGATGTAACAAGTAGCGATAAAAGCACAACATCCGTATCATCACCTTTATTCCATGCAAAAATCATCAGATAAACACATGCTATAATCACCAATACACAGAGAGCCTGAATTCCCGCTGATGATACTGCGTGCCACATTAAAAGCTGATGGATAACATCAGGAATCTGCGCCTGGCTAAATGAAACAGCAGCATCTATTCCATCACTAGCCTTTTGCAAAAGCTCAATCAAAATTTTATTTGCCTGAACATTCATAATCTCACCTTAAAAAAAAGCCCGGACGAACCGGGCGAAGTGGTAGCAATGGGAGTTGCCTTCCTTGGCAGTCACGGGTTTACAACACAACGTCATCGCAATGGCGTTCTGGTGTAAAAAGGGCGGTGACAATACTTCAAGAAAATTGCCACCGCCAAGTGTTGCCTGGCACTACGGTTATCACGGTCCTAAGGCGTGATTGGGTTGTGGTGGCCGGTGCTAACATCTTCCGACTTGATGACGATAGGCGTGTAACGACGCCTCGTTTTACATCTTGCCCAGCAGCCACTACGTTTATCACCCGGCTGCGTGGTCTTGCCTGCATCTTCTGAAACGGTTGGCGCTACACACCAACTACCAGACAAGTTCTCGTTCACCTGATTAGCGCATCAGCCTACGCATTCACCACAACGCTGAGAGCACTCCCATCTTTGCCAATGGGTTTCAAGAGCGGCAGTCCTACCACTTGGAATGCTCTCATCGTTGCATCCTCGTCTCTTCCGAGGTGTCACACCGTATCGCCAGGATGGTGAATCCCTTGTCCGTGCATACCGTTCACTGACTTGCACATTCCGGCTACCCGGTAAGTCATTTAGCAAGGAACCCCCGGACCGCTGCGACACATGTGCCATATGCCGTACGTCTCACACCTGAAAGCGCACTCCACCGTCTGGATTTAACGACCCGGCTCAAAGGTCATTCACTGAAGCGCGCTTTAAGTTGTGTTCCGGTTACGTCTCCGGAGCGGTGCCATCTCCGCCGCCTGCATTATTTCATTACCTCAAGGGTAATTATTGATGCAATAACTGTCAATACCCTACGCTAAATAATACATATGTGGTTAAATTGGTAATAATTTAATTGCGTACGGAGTCATTGTTATGTGCATGGGTAGCTCTCCATCAGTGCCAGCGGCACCGGAAGTGCAGGCCGCACCGCAGGAACAGGATGCTGCTGTAGTCGATGCTCGCGACGAAGAAACCCGCCGCCGCCGCGCTGCTGCTGGTCGTAGCTCCACGCTTCTGACTGGCTCGCAGGGTGATACCTCCGCAGCCAATACCAGCGGCAAAACTCTGCTCGGTCAGTAAACGGGGTCATTGTCATGGCGGAAACAACGAAAGAGCGGTTGAACAAACAGTTCAAGCAGCTTGAAAGCGAGCGTCAGTCGTTCGAGCCACACTGGCGCGAGCTGAGTGATTACATCAATCCGCGCAGTTCCCGCTTCCTGACTTCTGAAGTAAACCGTAACGATCGCCGCAACACGCGGATCATCGACTCAACAGGCACCATGGCTGCGCGTACTCTTGCCAGTGGCATGATGTCCGGCATCACCAGCCCGGCTCGTCCGTGGTTTCGTCTGGCAACACCTGATCCTGAAATGATGGACTATGGCCCGGTTAAGCTCTGGCTGGAGACGGTACAGAACCGCATGAACGATATGTTCAACAAGTCGAATCTGTACCAGTCACTGCCGCAGTTGTACGGCAGCCTTGGGACATACAGCACCAGCGCAATGGCGGTACTGGATGATGACGAAGACATTATCCGCACGATGCCTTTCCCGATTGGCAGTTACTACCTGGCAAACTCTCCGCGCGGAAGTGTGGATACCTGTTTCCGTAAATTCTCCATGACTGTTCGCCAGCTTGTGCAGGAATTTGGCCTGAACAACGTCAGTGAATCAGTGAAGGGCATGTGGGAAAGCGGCGCGTATGAGAAGTGGGTTGATGTGATGCACTCAGTGTATCCAAACATCGACCGCGATACGGCAAAGCTGGACAGCAAGAATAAGCTGTTCAAATCAGTTTATTACGAAGTCGGTGGTGACAGCGACAAGCTGTTGCGTGAATCCGGCTTCGATGAATTCCCGATCATGGCGCCACGCTGGGAAGTGAATGGCGAAGATGTCTATGGATCATCTTGCCCTGGCATGCTGGCGCTTGGTCCGGTTAAGGCGCTGCAACTTCTCCAGAAGCGCAAATCTCAGCTGATCGATAAAGCCACCAACCCGCCGATGGTTGGGCCGACATCACTCAAGAATCAGCGCGTTTCTCTTCTTCCTGGAGATATCACCTACATCGACCAGATTACCGGTCAGGACGGTTTCAAACCCGCTTACCTGGTCAATCCGAGTACTGCAGATCTGGTGGCTGACATTCAGGATACGCGGCAGACAATCAACAGCGCCTACTTCGTCGATCTGTTCATGATGTTGCAGAACATCAACACCCGCTCAATGCCGGTGGAAGCGGTGATCGAGATGAAAGAGGAAAAGCTTCTGATGCTCGGTCCGGTACTGGAACGCCTGAACGACGAATGCCTGAACCCGCTAATCGACCGCGCTTTCTCGATGATGGTGCGCAAGAACATGCTGCCGCCTCCTCCGGACGTGATGGAAGGCATGCCACTGAAGGTGGAATACATCTCCGTCATGGCGCAGGCGCAGAAGTCTATCGGTCTGTCCAGCCTGGCATCCACTGTCAACTTCATCGGTCAACTTGCACAGGCAAAACCTGAAGCACTCGACAAGCTCAACGTTGACCAGGCGATCGACGCATTTGCAGATATGTCTGGCGTTTCTCCGACTGTCATTGTGCCGCAGGAACAGGTTGAACAGACGCGCCAGGATCGCGCACAGCAGCAACAACAGCAGCAGGCAATGGCAATGGCTCAGGTGGCAGCGCAGGGAGCCAAGACTCTCAGTGAGACGCAGATGAAAGATCCCAGCGCGCTCTCTGCAATGGCTCAGGCAGCAGGCAGGCAGCAGCAATGACAGATTACGACGACGACAAACTGAAAGAAGAGAACGCGCGTAAACAGCGCGATCTGGCTCAGCGTGAAATAGACGACATCCGTTTCGTCATGGACAGCAAGCAGGGGCGCCGCGTCGTCTGGTCAGTGCTGGAGAAAGGGCGTGTATTTTCCGCCATTCCTCCAATGGACGCCCTGGCAATGGCATTCAACGAAGGGCAGCGCAATCTGGCGCTGGAGTTATTTCAGCGAGTAATGACGCACTGCCCTGATCAGTATCTGAAGATGGCCGCAGAGGCCAGTGAACAGGAGTGAACATGAATTTATTTGAGCGTTTGCTGTATCGCCGCCTTTGCAATGAGCAGCCTGCTGACGGTGGCGCGGCACCTGCTGCTGGTGATAATCCGGCTCCGGCTGGCGAACCTGCACAGAAAGAAGGTGACACGCCTCAACCAGGCACTGAAGGCGACAAGCCAGCAGAAGAAAAGCCTGCTGATGACAAAAAGCAGGAAGACGATAAACCGGCTGAAAAGAAAGAAGACGATAAGCCCGAAGGCGCGCCGGAGAAATACGAGTTTCAGGCCGCTGAAGGCGTCGAACTGGATACCGAAGCACTGAAGGAATTCGAGCCGGTAGCGCGTGAGATGAACTTGACAAACGAGCAGGCGCAGAAGCTGGTTGATGTCTATCCGAAGATCCTGGCTGGCGTGCAGCAGCGACAGGTCGAAGCCTGGCAACAGACAACCGAGCAGTGGGCTGCTGATGTTAAGGCCGACAAAGAGATCGGCGGTGACAGCCTAACAGCGAACCTTAGCGTAGCACAGCGCGCTATCGATCAGTTCGGCACCCCCGATTTGAAAGAATACCTGAACAGTACCGGGCTTGGTAATCACCCAGGGCTGGTTAAGTTCTGCGTAAAAGTCGGTAAGGCCATGTCTGAAGACGGCATGGTCGCCGGTAGTAATGATGGCCAGCGTAGTGCGGCCGAAGTGCTCTATGGCAAATAAGAGAGGAAATAACCATGGCTGTTAAAGGCTTAACTGCGCTGACGCTGGCAGACTGGGGTAAGCGCATCGACCCAAACGGGAAAGTCGATAAAATCATCGAACTTCTCGCACAAACTAACCCGATCCTTCAGGACATGCCTTTTGTTGAAGGCAACCTGCCGACCGGTCACAAAACGACTATTCGTTCTGGTCTTCCTGATGCTACGTGGCGTTTGCTTAACTACGGCGTACAGCCGAGTAAATCAACCACAGTGCAGGTTACTGATGCTATCGGCATGCTGGAAACCTATGCAGAAGTGGATAAATCACTGGCTGACCTGAACGGTAACACTGCTGAATTCCGCCTGTCTGAAGATCGCGCCTTCATTGAAGCAATGAATCAGAAGATGGCGCAGACACTGTTCTACGGTGACTCCAGCGTCAACCCGCAGCAGTTTATGGGGTTGTCATCCCGCTACTCCAGCCTGTCGGCTGGCAACGCACAGAACATCATCGATGCTGGCGGTACTGGCACAGATAACACTTCTATCTGGCTGGTGGTATGGGGTGAAAACACTGTGCACGGCATCTTCCCGAAAGGCCAGAAAGCAGGCCTTAACATGCAGGATAAGGGCCAGGTAACGCTTGATGACGTAAACGGCGGTCATTACGAAGGCTACCGCACTCACTACAAGTGGGATAACGGTCTGGCTTTGCGTGACTGGCGTTACGTTGTTCGCATCGCAAACATTGATGTAAGCAACCTGTCAGATCCTGCTACTGCGGCAAACATCGCCAAACTGATGGTGAAGGCACTGCATCGCATTCCTAACCGTGGCATGGGCCGACCTGTTTTCTATATGAACCGCACTATCGGCCAGGCGCTCGATCTGCAGTCGCTGGAGAAAACCTCTCTGGCGATCAGCGTGAAAGAGACCGAAGGCGAATGGTGGACCTCTTTCCGTGGTGTACCGATCCGCGAAACTGACGCTCTTCTGGAAACTGAAGCGCGCGTGGTGTAACGCCTGTTATTAACCTGTGGGCCTTAACTGGCCCATTAATGGAGAAAGAAGATGATCCTCGACAAACTGTTGATGTTCTCCGAAGCGCAGGCAGTTACGGCTTCCGCAGCTTCTACCGATGTAATCGACCTCGGTCCGATTGACGGCACCCGCCGCGATATCGGCGTCGGTTATCCGCTTGAGTTCTGGGCAATGGTGAATACCACGGCGACCGCCGCCGGTGCTGCCACTGTGAACGTTCAGTTGCAGACCAGCCCTGACAACAGCACATGGACCACTATCTATGATAGCGGCGCACTTGCGCTGGCTGCATTGACTGCCGGTAAGCGTGTTGCTTCCGTCAAAGTACCTTCCGGAGTTCTGCGCTATCTGCGTGTGAATTATTCCGTCGGTACTGGACCGCTTACGGCTGGCGCGTTCACTTCCGGTATTAACCTGGACGTTGATGCAAATACGCCGTATCCGATCCGCTCAAAAGTAACCGGCTAAGGGGATATCGATGTCAGGTGAGAAACCTAAGTACCGAGTTCTGCGCCTCTCTCATATCCACAATAACCTGTGGCCGGAGGGCTCGGAAATTGAATACGACGGCGAGCCAGGTAGTGCACTGGAACCCATCAACGATGCAGCGAAGGCGGCGAAAGCAAAGGTTACAGGTAAAGCAGCAGAAACCGTAACCAGTGCCAAACCCATCAACGATGCATCCGAAGATGGCGATCTGGATAAAATCCGCGAAGAGTATGAACTGCTCTTTAACGAGAAGCCGCACCATAACGCCAAAGCCGAAACGCTTCGCGAGAAAATCGCAGATAAGCGCAAAGAACTGGGCGTGTAAGCCTCGCGTATCAGACAAGGGGCTTCGGCCCCTTTATTGCAGGAGTGTATATGGAACTGGTCAACCTCAAAACCGGCACCGATAGCTACCAGGACGAGAGCGGAGAAACCAAGACCCGCGACGAATATCCATGGGGGCTTTGCATCACGTTGAACAATGACACGCTGAATAAGCTCAAGGCTCAGCCGCAGGGTGTAGGAACCGAAGTGATGATTACTGCGAAGGCGGTTATTCGCGGACTGTCTGCCCGCGAAACTGATGATGGCGTTAACCGTAGTGCAGACCTGCAGATCACCGACATGGCGATCGCACCTGCAACCGGCGAGCCTGATAAATCCGCTGCTGAAACCCTTTACGGTAATGGGGGTGAGTGATGGCTTCTGTTGTCGAGATCTGCAACCGCGCGCTGTCGAATATCGGCAACAGTCGCAGCATCAATAGCCTGACTGAGGCAAGCAAAGAGGCGGGGGAATGTTCCCTGCATTTCGATGCCTGTCGTGATTCTGTTCTGTCAGACTTTGACTGGAACTTTGCCACTAAACGCCTGGCGCTGGCCGATACGAATAACCCGCCACCTGACTGGGCGTATGCGTACCAGTATCCGTCTGATTGCCTGCGCATCACTGAAATCATGCTTCCCGGTGTTCGAAATCCAACTGCTGCAATGCGTGTTCAGTATGAAGTTGGTACAGATGCAGACGGTACCGGAAAGCTGATCTACACAGACCAGGCGCAGGCATGGCTCAAGTATGTAACGCGCATTACTGACGTTAACATGTTTGATGCCATTTTCATGGAGGCGCTGGCGTGGCGTCTGGCGGCCGCCATCAACATGGCGCTGACTGGCAACGCTGATCTCGGTACTTTTGCCCTCAATATGTACAACCGCGTGATCCTTAGCGCTGGCTCCCATAGTCAGAACGAATCACAGGAGCCGCAGCCGCCGGTGGATGAATTTACTGTAGCGAGGTTGTCCTGATGGCTATCAGTTGGATCCAACCCAGCTTTGCCGGTGGTGAAATTGGCCCGTCGCTGTACGGGCGTATCGACATGGCGAAATACCAGGTGGCATTGCGCAAGTGCGATAACTTTATCGTGCGTCAGTATGGCGGCGTTGAGAATCGCCCGGGCACACGTTTTGTCGGCGCTGCAAAATATGCAAACCGGAAGTGCCGCCTGATCCCGTTCCAGTTCTCGACGGTTCAGACCTATGCTCTGGAGTTCGGTCACCAGTACATGCGCGTTATCAAAGATGGTGCGCTGGTGCTGAACAGCAGCAATGTTATTTATGAGATCGCTACACCATACGTTGAAGCTGATCTCTTTCGCATCAAATTCACTCAAAGTGCTGATGTACTGACGCTGGTGCATCCAAACTATCCACCAAAAGAATTGCGCCGCTATGCACATGACAACTGGCAACTTGTCGATGTAACGACGAAGAATGGACCATTTGAAGATATCAATGTCGATCAGTCTGTAAAGGTGTATGCCAGTGCCAGTACCGGAACCATTACGCTGACGGCGAGCTCTGCCATTTTTGGCTCTGAGCAGGTGGGTAAATTGTTCTATCTTGAGCAGCCGGCTGTTGACTCTGTTCCGGTATGGGAAACTGATAAGACAACTGCAATTAATGATATTCGCCGCGCTGACAGCAACTACTATCGTGCGAACACTGCCGGTAAAACCGGGACACTTCGACCATCTCACACTGAAGGTATGGCATGGGATGGGTGGGGAGGTGATACAGGTATCCAGTGGGAATACCTGCATAGTGGTTTTGGTATCGTCCGCATTACGGCAGTTAGCGGAACTACGGCAACAGCTACCGTAATTTCTTATATTCCATCACAGGTAGTTGGATCCTCTAATGCCAGCTACAAGTGGGCGAAATACGCTTGGAACAGCGTTAACGGCTACCCTGGAACTGTCGTCTATTATCAGCAGCGCCTGTATTTTGCAGCCTCCACTGCATTCCCACAGACAATCTGGGCAAGCCGCACCGGTGACTATAAAGACTTCGGAAAAAGTAATCCGACGCAGGATGATGACAGAATCATCTACACCTACGCCGGGCGTCAGGTTAACGAGATTCGCCACCTAATTGATGTTGGTCAACTGGTCGCGCTGACATCTGGCGGTGAGTACGTCATTACCGGCGATCAGAATAAAGTGCTTACTCCGTCCGCATTCGCTTTCAGTTCTCAGGGTTCCAACGGTTCAAGCAACGTGCCGCCAATTGCCGTGGCTAATATTGCTCTGTTCGTCCAGGAGAAGGGCAGCGTGGTCCGTGACCTCGCTTATTCATTCGATGTCGACGGATATCAGGGTAATGACCTGACCATCCTGGCTAACCATCTTTTCCAGAAGCGCAGCATTGTTGACTGGTGTTTCTCTATCGTTCCGTACTCCAGCGCTTTTTGCATCCGTGATGACGGAAAATTACTGGTGATGACCTATCTCCGGGATCAGCAGGTATTTGCATGGGCACCGCAGTCCAGCGCAGGTAAATACGAAAGCACATGCAGCATCAGTGAAGGGAATGAAGATGCAGTGTATTTCATCGTCAACCGGACTATTAACGGGCAGGTAGTCAGATACATCGAGCGCCTTTCGAGTCGTATGTTCACCAACGATGAGGATGCATTCTTTGTTGACTCAGGGCTGAGTTATGACGGGCGAAACACTTCAACCAGGACAATGAACATCAGCGGCGGATCTGGTGACTGGAGTTATAAGGTTGACTATCCGGTTACAGTGAGCGGAGGCGCTTATTTCAGCAGTAGTGACATTGGCGCGCAGATTCAATTCCCGTATACCGGAACAGATCCAGACAATGGCGAAAGCATTGCTAAAGAGCTTCGCGGTGACATTATTTCTGTAACCAGTAACACGGCAGTAGTCGTTCGTTTTAATCGCGATGTGCCGGCTGTTCTTCGAAACGTCGCAACCACCAACTGGCAGATGGCGCGTCAGACGTTCGGCGGCCTGTCGCATCTTGAAGGTCAGACAGTGAATATTCTTTCTGATGCCAACGTAGAACCACAAAAAGTGGTTTCTGGTGGATCCGTAACTCTGGAATCTCCTGGTGCAGTGGTGCACATCGGGCTGCCAATTACTGCTGAGTTCGAAACGCTGGACATCAATATCAACGGGCAGGAAACGCTTCTTGATAAGAAACAGGTGATCCCTTCCGTAACGCTGGTGGTTAACGCAAGCCGTGGTATCTGGGCGACTACACCAGGCGGTAAGTGGTACGAGTATCCACAGCGTGAATTCGAGTTTTACGACGATCCTGTTGATGATGCTACCGGGAAAGTGGAAGTGAAACTCGACAGCAACTGGGACAAAAACGGACGAGTTAAAATCCGTCAACTTGACCCTCTGCCGCTCTCCGTACTGGCTGTTATTCCTCGTCTTACTGTAGGGGGATTCTGATGATCGATGTGCAATTACTTCCGGCCACTGAAGAACACCTGCAGATGATCCTGCCGAACGTCCGCCAGGCGGATATCGATGAACTGTATGCCGTGTCTATGATGACGACAGAGGCGGCGCTACGCGTCGGTCTTCGCACTGCAACAATGGCATGGTCTGGATTTGCCAACGGTGAACTGGTCACCATGTTCGGCGTTTCTCCGGCATCCATGATAGGTGGTAACGGTATTCCATGGCTGGTCAGCACGCATCTTGTCGAAAAGTATCAGAAGACATTTCTTCGCCGCAGCCGTCATGCACTTCAGGACATGCTGACTGTATACCCGCACCTGGAAAACTATGTCGATGAGCGAAACCATGTTGCAAAAGCATGGCTTCACTGGCTCGGATTCCGCCTTGAAGATGCTGCGCCTTATGGCGCTCTTGGCCTTAACTTCCACCGATTCCACATGGAGAGAAAATAATGTGTAACCCGGCATTGGCAGTGCTGGCCGTAACAGCGGTCTCAACAGCTATGTCTGTTTCCAGCCAAAGACAGAACGCTAAATACCAGTCAGCAGTTGCAGATCAGAACGCTGATATTGCAGAGGCGCAGGCACAGGACGCGGTTAACCGTGGAAACATTGAGGCAGATCAGCGCCGTCGCGAAATGCGACAGCGTGCTGGTACTGCTGCGGCAACCATGGGGGCTACTGGTGCTGAGTTAAGCAGCGGTACAGCGCTTGATGTTTTTGCTGATAACGCTCAATTCGGAACGCTGGATTCTCTCACGACTGTTAATAACGCTCAGCGTGAGGCATACGGCTATCAGGTGCAGGGAATTAATGCACAGGCACAAGGCGCTGCTGCTCAGTCGGCAGGACAATCGGCAATGACACAGACACTGTTAACTGCTCCACTGAAAGCATACGGGGCATATCAGATGGGTGGTGGAACATGGTCGCCATTCTCCCAGAAAGCAGCGCCTATTTCTGCTGCTGTAGGTACTCCGACAGGTCGCTAAGGAGAAAGTAAAATGCCAGTTGTGCCAACCACGTCCGGCCGCCAGGTTCAGAACAGAGGTGTATCAACTCAGGGATTCACTGCGTTTCAGACTCCAAACATGGGAGAGGTGATCGGCGGTGTCGCTGAGCAGTATGCCGGTGTTTTCGCGCAGGCCAAACAACGAGCTAATGTTGCCTTAACTCAAGAGGCATCATTAAAACTTGACTCTATTGGTAACGATTTGATGAATAACCCTGAGAATGGATTTATGTCTCTTCAGGGTAAAAATGCCATTGGAAAGGGGCAAGAATACATTCAACAGTTTGATGCACAAATAGAATCAATAGCAGGAGAGTTGCCAGATGAACAGTCCAGAAATGCGTTTATGCAGCAGGCTCAGCAGCAGCGCATTCAGTTCGCTAATCAGTCAGGAAGGCATGAATTAGGTCAGGTAAGGCAGTATGAGGCAGGGATGCAGGTTGGAACATTGTCTGCGCTATCCCAGAAAGCTATGTCACCAGGAATGTTTAATGAGTCGGCACTCAACGCTTATCAGTCAATTATTGCTTATGGGAATGCTCACGGGCAAAGCCAGGAAGAGATAGAAGCAAATTGGGTGCAGTGGCGCGAGCAGGCAGCAAACCGCGCCAGTGAAGCATGGTATGCGCCAACCTATCAGCAGATGATGGGGCCTGAAGGCAAGATCGAAGTCACCGATACACCGAGCGAATCACAGCTATTTTCCGCGATGATTTGGCAGGAGTCAGGTGGCAACCAGTACGGCAAAGATGGCACACCGCTCGTTTCGCCGAAAGGTGCGGTAGGTGTAGCGCAGGTGATGGAAGATACCGGGCCGGAAGCTGCCAGACTTGCTGGGGTGGCGTGGGATCGTGATAAGTGGCTAAATGACCCTCGCTACAACGCGAAGTTGGGACAGGCCTACTTCGGCGCACAGATGAAAAAATACGACAACAACCCAGTGCTGGCTGTAGCGGCGTATAACGCAGGCCCAGGCGCGGTTGATGGATGGATAGAGAAGTTCGGTGACCCTCGCACTGGTGCTGTGAGCAATGAGCAGTTTGCAGCAGCGATTCCCTACAATGAAACCAGAAATTATGTCGCTAAAGTCACTGGCAGCGCTCCTGCTATTCCCGGAACGGCAACGATGGAAAATCTTATCGACCAGCCTTTCTGGAATGCGATGAGTCCGCAGAACAAATCAGCCATGATGAGTAAGGTTGCAGGCATGTACGACATGCAGGCCGCCGCTGGTCGCGTGTCATTGCTGAGCCGCATGCAGGATGATATGGCGAAACTGGAGGCTGGACAGACGGTAAATCCGATCTCAGAACGTGAGTGGGCTGCGGTAATGCCGCTGCAGGCCAGTCCGGCTGAACGAATTCAGATGAGTGAAATTTTCCAGCAGTACCAGCAGGCAATGACTTTACAACCTGTTTATCAGACCATCATGCAAGGTTCCGCACAGCAGGGAATTTCGGCAGTGCAAGCAATGGTGCCGCAAGAAGATGATCCTGATTATAAATTTAAGCAGGGGCTGTATGCGACAGCACAGGCAAAGCTGAATCAGGTGATGAAGGCACGCGAGTCTGATCCTGGGATGTGGTTACAAACTAACTCGCCAGTTGCGAAAAACGCCTTTGAGCAATACCAGAATAACCAGGCTTCCGGGGAATATCTCGTTTCGCGGCTAGAAGCGGAGAAAGATCGCCTGGGTATCAACAGTAAGAAGGTGCTTCCGGATTCTATGATTAATAGCCTTATTTCTCAGATCGACAACAATCAGGAATCCAGCGTTACAGCCATTCAGTCGGTGGCGCAGTCCTTTGGAAAATACTCTGATCAGGTCATGCAACAGGTGCAGAAAAGCGCCTACCCGGCGTTGCAGGTCATCATGGCGACCAATAACCCGCGCGCTGCCAACGCCCTCTGGCAAAACCGCAGCGTTAAAACCTCTGATCTGCGTGGCAGCTTTGAGAAAACCGATGCCGACAGCGCCGACTCATCCTGGAATGACCAGGCCAAAGACTTTGCCGGGACGATGGTAGTCCAGCCTGGTGGGGCCGCTGTGTGGAACAACTTCAACGAGCAGGGTAAGCGCCTGACTTACACCTATATGCAACGTGGCATGTCACCGAGTGATGCCGCAAAACAGGCTTATCAGGACGTTCTCGGCGAGCAGTATCAGACCAGCGGCACATGGCGTATGCCGAACACCGCCGGGCAGGATATTCGCGACGTTAACGACGGTGCTAATGAGTACCTGAAAAACCTGTCAGCGGATCAGATCATGCCACTGATTGGTGATGCTCGTCTGCCGGATGAGGTTAACCGCGAGCAGAGTATTTCGCGCATTCGTGAAAATGCGCAGTGGGTGACGAATAGCAACGAAACAGGGCTGACACTGATGATGAACGGCCTGCTGATCAACAACGCGCAAGGGCAGCCGATCACCGTGCCGTTTGCTGATCTGGCGAAACTTGGCGCTGGCAACCGCACAACCTGGAACAGCCTGACCAAATTCGTGCAGACGCCGGTTAAGTACACGCCGGGCCAGTCGAAGAATTACACCGTGGAAAGTCAGCGCGAAAACCTGATCAACATTATCCAGAGCGGCCAGCAGACGGGAAGATAAGATGCCAATTTATACAGATGATCCGGGGCAGGGTATAAACCAGCCGTTGTCGAATGCCCCATCAGGACTTGGTGAATCGCTGCTTTACTCCCTGAAAGAGGGGTTCAAAGAGGGGCCTGTTGTGTCTGGTTATCGGTTTTCTCAAGCCGACCAACTGGCAAATGATCCAAATTCGACCATCGTCAGCAAATCTGACGCAGAAACACGCCTTAAAGAGTACGGCGTTAAAAGTATCAATGTTCCTGACAGCGGCGTTACGCAAACATTCCTTGATCATGTGATCAGCGAGCGCAGGGAAACTCTGGCGAAGCAGCAGATCGCCATGTCCGCCCCGTCTGGATGGGTTGCCACTCCGCTTAACTTTGCCGCAAACCTTGCTGGCTCAATGGCGGATCCAGGCAACGTGGCACTGGCTCTGGTACCGTTCGGTGGTGAAGCGAAGGCGGCAACCATGCTAGGGCGCTTCGGTGAGCGTCTGGCTACCGGCGCGCGGCTTGGTGCTGGGCAGGCCATTGCCACAGTACCTCTGACGGCGCAGGCAGCAGCGGCAGAAGGCGATGACTTCACCTACGGCAATGCTCTGGAAAGCACATTCTTTAACACCCTTGCTGGTGGTCTTATGCACGCTGGTGGTGGTCTGATCGCTGATGTGGTGCGCTCCCGCAGGGCTGGTACTACTGAAAACCCTGCCACCCAGCCTGACGTCCATCCTGTTACTGAATCACAGCCAACACCAGTATTGACACCTGACAACATCCCGTCTGGAGTTAACATTCCGGAGACAGGCACCAATGCCGATCTGTCAGCCTCAATCGCGCGGGATGCGGAATCGTACGCCTACAGCCGCGCCTATGATGATGTGGTGCCTGAGTATCTTGCCCGGCAACAGGAACTGCAGACTGGGTTTATTGATAACGTTGCTGACCTACGCACCGAACTGGCGGCCAACACTCGGCAAAGTGAAGCGCTCGACGCAACGCTTGCACAGCGCATTACCGACTATCAGGCTCAACGCATGAATTTCAAAGCGGCTCGAGCCAAGGCACAGCGTGATATTCAGGGTGAGAAAGACACCATTACCGCGCGTAATCAGGAAATTAACCAGACGCTTGAACGTAACGCCGCCGCAGAGCAGGCGCGCGGCAGAGAGTCGCAACTGTCACGCAAAGAGATCCCGGAAGACCTCGCACCATTAATCGACCAGCGCGCACAGCAGATCCGCGAAAGTATGCAGATGTCACCTGTCGCCGGCGCCGTGCGTACAGCGTCGGCCGCAGTGCGGGAGGCAGACTGGAGCGTAAACCAGCAGGCTTACCGCAGCGCACTGGCGCACATGATGGAAGGCCGCTCTCCCGACATTGAGCCTTTCTATGATCTGCACAAACCAGCGCTACGCGAGCGTGCCATCCAACGCATCCAGAATCCAGTGCGGCAGGCTGATGAAGGTTCCCGCTCCGTCAGTGAAACTGCTGATCGTGTGTGGCAGGATACACAGAAGGCTGACCATGAAATCACAGCGGCCACTGCCGATCTGGAAAATGAATTCAATATCAGTGACGCACTGTTGAACGATATTGCTACAGAAAACCCTGAGCTGGCTGCGTCGATGCGTGAGAATATTGCAGCGATCCGTGCAGAGGCCAGTGACGATTCACTTGGCAAAGCGTACCGCGCTTTCGCCGCCTGCATGATTAACCGGGGGCTGTAATGGCTAACGAATTTCTGACTCAATGCGAAATGACTGTCAACACGGCTGCTGGTCGTAAGTTGTCCGATGACGAAATGGAATTGCTGGTGCGAGATATGAACGACACCACCAACAGAATCCTGGCTGGTAACGAAGCCCTGTCACTGGAAGAAGCGGCGATGCGCGCCGCGCAGGAGCTTGGCAACCGTGAACAACTGGCGAAAGTTATAGAGGCGCGCAATAAGGCCATTAACACGCGCATTGCAGCACAGCGCCTTGGCGAACTTCGTCGGACGTGGAAAGACCGCCCAGACATCGGCCTTGAAGCCATGCTGGTGGGGCGCAACGATGCGCGTACGGGATCCCGCCGCTCGGTGTCATCTGAGGTGGCGCAACTACGCGGGAAGTATCACGCTGGTATCAACTACGATTTTGACCAGGCAGGTTTGGTTAAGTTTATCGCCAGCGGCAGTAATGATCGAGAGATCGCCGACGCCATGTGGCGTATCGGGCGAGGTCAGAAAACTGACGGGATGACACCTCAATCTATCAGTGCTGCGAAGATCATCATGAAGTGGCAGGAAACTGCGCGCGTGGATGAAAACCGTGCTGGTGCATGGATCGGAAAGATGCCAGGTTACATCGTCCGTCAGTCGCACGACATACTGAAAATACGTGCTGCGGGTTATGAGGCCTGGCGCAATTCCATTCTTCCACGTCTGGATGATGTCACCTTTGACGGGATAATAGACAGAGATAGTTTTTTGAGTGACGTTTATGATGGACTGGCATCTGGTGTGCACCTGACCTCTGAGAAGCCCGACTGGATGAATGGCTTCAAGGGATCGGCTAACGCGGCGAAGCGAGCTAGCCAGGAACGCGTGCTGCACTTCAAGGATGGCGTAGCATGGCACGAATACAACGATCAGTTTGGAACTGGCAGTTTGCGAGAGGCGGTATTTGGCGGACTAAACAGCGCGGCGCGCACTACGGGTATGATGCGCATGCTTGGTACCAACCCGCAGAACATGTTCAAGTACCTGACAGATACCATTGCAAAAGATGTGAGCAAGCAGAGCAACCCTTCGGCGCTGGCTGATTTCATGACCAAGGTGCGGCGCCTGAATCGCACGGTGATGCCACAGGTTGATGGTTCGCTGAATATCCCCGGCAGTGTGGGCTGGGCTAATGCCTCAGCCAACGTTCGCGGCTGGCTGCGTATGAGTCAGCTTGGCGGAGCGGTAATTTCGTCTTTCAACGATGTTCCGATCTCGGCTACCGAAATGCGGTATCAGGGTCAGAACTTTATGCAGGCGCTTACCGGCGCTATGAAGGGCCGCTTTTCCCGGTATACCAGTGATGAGCAAAAGGAGATCCTGTCATCCATCGGAGTTTACTCCGACACTATGACGCAGGAGATCATCCGCCGAATGTCTGGTGATGACAGTATGTCTGGCAAGATGGGACGTGCGCAGCAGCTTTTTTTCAAATACAACCTCATGAACTTCTGGACGGAATCTGGCCGAAACTCCAACGCTATGATGATCACAAACTGGCTGGCAAAGAATGCCGACCAGCAGTACTCAGCTCTTCCTGAAGATTTGCGCCGTGTTCTGGACCTGCACGGCATAGGTGACGCTGAGTGGAATATCTACCGCAGCATGGACATGGCAGACAGCGAAGGCCGCAAATTCATGACGACCAGCGGAATTCGTGGCGTTCCGGATGAGGTGATATCCTCGTATGTTGAAGGAAAAGGAATGAAGGTAACCGAGCGCTCTATCGCCGATGCGCGAGACACGCTGGAAAGCCAACTTCGTGGATATATTCTTGACCGACTAAATATCGCCATGTCAGAGCCTGGAGACCGCACGCAGGCGTTTATGAAGATGGGCACTGTGCCAGGAACAGTAGCTGGGGAGGCAATACGATTCGCTGGTCAGTACAAATCGTTCACTGCAAGTTTCATGCAGAACGTGCTTGGACGCGAGGTGTTCGGGCGCGGTTATACACCTGCTGGGCTGGGTGAGTCGAAAACCGGATCGCTGACGAATGCGCTGCTACGTAACGGGAAGGGGGCTTTCCTTGGCGCTGCAAACCTCTTTGTCTGGGCAACTATGTTTGGTTATATCTCCATGCAGTCAAAACTCATGCTGAAAGGGCAGACACCACGCCCGGCAGATGCCAAGACATTCCTCGCAGCCGCATCTCAGGGTGGCGGTCTTGGCATCTTGGGCGACTTCATGTTTGGCGAAGTCAACCGCATGGGTGCCGGGCCGGTTACGTCGCTGATGGGTCCGGCAGCATCGAACGCTGACAGCATTATCACGCTGTTCCAGCAGACCACGCGCGGCGCTGCAGACTTGGGTGACTGGTATCGCACAGCGCTGGACAATACGCCTTTCCTTAACGTGTTCTGGCTTCGTACGGCGATGAATGGTTTAATATTGAACCGTATACAGGATGCCCTTGACCCAGGATCTCTTGAGCGTTATCAGCGCCGTGTTGAGCGTGAGCAGGGTAACGACTTTCTGATCCCACCATCGCAGTTTATGCTAGGGAAATAAAATGGAAAAGAAAGTAATATTATTGCTTGCCTTATTTTTGTTCGGATGTACAGAAAACAGACAATACAACTATACTCCTGTTGCTCAATCAGAGCAGGGACCGCGTGCAATTAGCACAGTTCAGGCAGTCTACTCCGAGGAAGATGCCAAGCTTTGCGCTAAGGCGTCTGTTGATATGGAGAATGAAAAAGGAAAAACCTTTTCTTGCCTTAATGGTGTAGTGAAAAAATTAACAGACAAAACATCTGTGGCAGATGAAGTAATTACGGCAGCATATTTCTCATGCAGTAATGAGATATCATCCCTATCTAAAACCGCATATAGGACTACCCATTGCAATATGGCGAAAGAGACAAGCAAGTCTCTGCTTTATTTTGACAATAGATTACCTTATGACGATGCAAAATATGAGGGTAGAGTTAAACAAGCATTATACCCAAAACTGGTAAATGATGTTCTGACCAGGAAGCGACTAATAAAATGATGTGACATGTCACAAAGGCCGCCGAAGCGGCCTTACTCTTATCAGAATCCGCTCGCCTGGCTATTGATATACTGCACATGCGTCTGTATGTCGCGCAGGCATTTGCTGACACCGACGATGTAGCTGATCATCGTGGTGAACTCAGCAGCCGCGCCGGATACGTCGTGCCCGTCGTCTTGCATCTGGTTAAGCAGGTTCATCAGCAACGAACGTTCAGCCAGTCCAACCACTCCTTCCGGAGAGTGAATCATGTCGCGGTAACCTGGCTTGAGCGGGGCGCTGTATTCCTGCTTGCCTTCAGCCTTCATAGCTTCCAGAATGGCAGGCATAAAGCTGGCTACAACCTTCTGTGCTTTATCTGCCGGTGATAACTCTTCACGAACGTAACGCCCGGTGCGGCGGATTTGCGGCAGCACTTCACCTGTTACCCATTTTCGGAAGCGGTAGGGAATAGTTCCAGGAGTAACCGCATCGCGGCAGCGCAGGATCAGAGTATAGAGGCCGGATTCTGAGATGATTGTAGTTTCCTGCTCGCCACCAAGGGTGTCGGTTGAGCCTACTCCCTTTTCATCATCATCTAATTTGCGAACAGCGTCGCGATGGTTAGCAATGCCAATTGCCCTGCATACATCCATTGCAACGAACCAAGGTGTACCGTCAATGATAATGGCCCTTACTGGACATTCTGACTCGAAATTGAATACGGAAGGCTTAATTTGTGTAGACATGATGATCTCCTTTTAGTAGGAATCACCACCGCTGAGACCAATCAGATGGTGGTGAACTGTGCAGAGTTGGTCTTACCGGCTAAAAGGACCCGGCGCACCTTTCGGTGCCCCCACACAGCCCACCATAGAATACGGGTGCTATGTATCACGCATAAAAAAACCGCTCGCGCGGCATATGCGCCTTTTAGTTAATCCGGGAGACCAATCCCGGCACTGGATTTTGCCAGTGCCCGATTACTATGGCACAAGAAATATGCGTTGTAAATTTACCTGTAAGGTAACAATAAACGCATTTGCAGGTAATTTCAAACCTTATGTGGTTTGCCGCCGCAACTGCTCAACGCAATAATCCAGGTGCGTCTGCAAATCCTTCATAGATAACTGTGAACTGGTGACATAGTTCACTAGCGCTGTCAGTTCCGCCAGCGGGCCATCAACGTTAAATCCGTCTTTGTCCAACTGGCGCAGCAATGTCATCAGGTGTGAGTCCTCCACCAGGGATATGACGCCTCCAGGCGTGTGTACTCGTTCAGCAAATCCATCTTCCAGCGGGTGGTGATACTGCCGTTGCATCTCTTCATCTCCATGCAATCACTGTATGCATATACAGTAGCAAAGACTTTCCCCACTATCCAGCACGGAATGCAAATTACCTGATTGGTAATAACTTAGTTTAATGTCACTTATTCGATACATATACGGTTATTCAGGTAATAGAATGGATGGGACTGCATGCGCGATGGGCGCACACGCTATCCGGAGATAATGACATGACGGTCTCAACCGAAGTCGACCATAACGAATACACCGGGAACGGCGTCACGACGACATTCCCTTATACCTTCAGAATTTTTCAGAAGTCTGATCTGGTGGTTCAGGTTGTAGACCTGGATGAAAACTTGAGCGTATTGACACTGGATACAGATTACACAGTAACCGGTGCCGGCGGGTACACCGGTGGAAATGTAATCCTGACAACGGCGTTGTCCAGCGGATACCAGATTTCCATATCGCGAGAGTTGCCCGTTACTCAGGAGACAGACCTTCGCAACCAGGGCAAGTTCTTCGCTGAAGTGCATGAGGATGCTCTTGATAAGTTGACTATGCTGATACAGCAGGTTCGCAGTTGGTTTAGTCTGGCCCTACGCAAGCCGTCGTTTGTTGCGAATTATTATGACGCGCTTAATAACTATATCCGCAATTTGCGCGATCCAAGAGATCCACAGGACGCAGCTACCAAAAACTATGTTGATGTGCTGGCGTCATCAAATCTTAGCCGTACACTTCGTGTTCCTGAACCTATAAATGAACTGCCTGGTATTGAGCAGCGCAAAAATATGATGCCGGCCTTCGATAGTGAAGGCCGGGCAATTGTAGTCCTTCCTCCGTCAGGATCTGCTTCTGATGTATTAATTGAACTGGCGAAAGGTGACGGGAGAAAATACCTCGGAAAGGTAATAACTGTCTCTGCATTACGAACCACAGAGCCGACCTATGATAAACAGTGGATTGATGTGGAAAAATACTGGGAGGATAGCCTTCCTCCACAAGGATCCTACTGGTATGACGCATCAGATACCACATCAACCGATAACGGCGGCACTGTCATTGTTACCGCCGGAGGGAAGCGCTGGAAGTTTATTGGGCAGCCAACAGTTGAGACGTATGGGGCATATGGTGATAGTGTTCATGATGATGGGCCTGCCATTAAGTCTTGTATTACAACTGAAGACGTAATTAGATTCTCTACAAAAACATATTTTGTGCAAACTCCATTCCAGCCAGTTAGGTCAAAACAGATTTTTGAAGGCAATAACGCTCGCTTTGAAAGTGATTTTTCCAGTGGTCAGCTTGGCATCATTGTATATTCACTAAACTATAGAGAAGGCACCCAATTTAAAAATATGACCTTTGCGTCCAGAGTTCCTGGGGTTGGCTCTGGTGTTTACTCTCCAGATAGCATTTATGTTGCTAACACATTTTTTAAAAATGTTTCCTTTGAAGCGTCACTAGCGTTTGGTATCAACGCTAATCTCATTTCCAATGAAATTCATCAATCAAGATTTGGTCTTGAGGGAACTCTGGGTACATCATTCCAGGCAATTAGAAGTATTGGACAGCCACCGCAAGGATCGGCATTAACAACTAACAATAATTACATTAAGGGCGGTAGATTTTTCCGCAGTAACTCGGCTTATTGTGTTGAATTTATTAATGGTGTTCATATTGTATTTGAAGACTGCGATTTTGAAACAAATACCAACACCGCTGGGTCGATTAGGGTCGGAGGTATTTTATCCGTCTACTTTAGAAATTGTTGGTGGGAAAGAAGCGGCGGCCGGTCGTTATTAAAGGTTCAGATGGATAGTGTAGGGACCTTACAAAGTGTTCCAGTTGTATCGTTTGATGGATGCTGGATTAAGCTTGAGGCAGGAAATACTGAGGTCGTCTACTCAGATACGGTTAATACTACCTTAGCATTCACTAATTGCGCTGGCACTGGATTCGCAGGAAGAAATCTTTTTACAATCGGTACATCAGCAAACCCTTTGCAATATCTCCGTGACTTTTCTAATAACTATTTAGTCGGTTTCTCCATGTTTCCTCAAAACACCATGTTTGGCTACGAGATAGGGGCATGCTTGTTTGAACTGCGCGACACTGCCGGGGCCAAAAACGCCACACTACTGGCTACACCAAGCCGATTTGTAACACAGCATGATGTAGGGATGGTTCTACAGAAAGTTGATAATAGTTTGATCATGGAAGTCGTAATGACTGCCACTGGCACCCAGATAAGAGCAATGTCACAAAATGGGACCTTAATGAAACTTCAGCCGCCAACAAATGGCGTTCCGGGTGCTGCTCAATGGACATTGTAAAAAGTAATTTTTAATCCATATATGGTTTATTGTGTATGATGGACTCACCAACTAAGGGGGTTCTTTATGCACAGTAAACGGTGGTCATTATGTCAGCCGGGATAACCAGTGAGTCTTTAAATCAGTGGCTTAGCATGGGTTCGCTCGCTGCGGTAATAGCAGGCGTTCCGCCAGAGGTGGCGCTCGGTGCTTTGGCTGGCGCGGTAATTTTTGTTACCTCGGCAGTCGAATACCCGATCCGCCGCCGGGTTCTCCTGTCTATGCTCAGCTTCCTCTGCGGCCTTCTCTTCTACAAACCCACAGCATCCATCCTTATCGGCGTGGCCAGCCTGATCCCTACTATCACACAGGATTCTTTCGAGAAAGGGATCGTCTTTTCTGCTGGCGCTTTCGTGTCCGCAATCGTCGCGGTGCGCATTGGCATCTGGCTCTATCACCGTTCCGACAATCCACGCGAGTTAATCCCGGGGAGAAAAGACGATGACAACTCATGAGTTGTTTTTGCTTATTGCCAATGCGGTTATCTGTTCAGGTATAGCGATCCGCGTCGGTACCTTCCGGCGTAATGGATCGCAGCATCGCAGATGGGGAGGGTGGATCGCTTACTTTCTCATTGTTGCTGCAGCCAGCATTCCTGTCCGTGCCGCTTACGCTCTCTGGTATCACACGCCAATGGCCGCCGATTTATCGGAGGTCGTCATCAATGCTGTCATGCTTGCCGCCGTTCTGAAGACTCGCGGCAACGTTGTACAGATTTTCAAAATATCGAGGTCTCAACATGGACATTAACCAGTTCCGGCGCGCCGCCGGTATAACTGAGCAACTGGCTGCGCGCTGGTATCCACATATCACCGCAGCCATGAAAGAGTTTGGCATTATTGATCCACAGCATCAGGCAATGTTCATTGCCCAGGCAGGGCATGAAAGCACGGGATTCACCAGGCTGGTGGAGAACTTCAACTACAGCATTGCCGGACTGGCTGGTTTCATTCGCGCCGGGCGCATTACTCCTGATCAGGCCAGCGCGCTTGGCAGGAAAACCTATGAGAAGGCATTGCCACTTGAACGACAGCGGGCGATCGCCAACCTGGTATACAGCAAGCGAATGGGTAATAACGGTCCGGGAGATGGATGGAACTATCGCGGGCGCGGACTTATCCAGATCACCGGGCTGAATAACTACCGTGACTGCGGTAATGGGTTAAAGGTTGATCTGGTTTCTCAGCCTGAACTGCTGGCACAGGACGAATACGCGGCCCGTAGTGCGGCGTGGTTCTTCGCCACCAAAGGCTGCATGAAGTACACCGGCGACCTGGTGCGCGTCACGCAGATCATCAATGGCGGCCAGAACGGCATCGACGACCGGCGCGCGCGGTACATCACTGCCAGCAAGGTGATTTTATGATCTGGGTATTATTAAAAGAATACTGGAAACAGTTGCTTATTGTCGTGATGCTTGCTGCTCTGGTGGTCAGTGGCGTTGTTGCCTGGAATATACACGGCGACCGGCAGTATGACGCCGGGTATGCGAAGGCTAAGGCAGAACAGAAAAGTGCTGATGAAAAGGCAAGAGAAGAACGAGAGCAGGAGAAGACACAAATTGAACATGATGCGCTATCCCGTATTGAGTCTGCGCGGGCTGATGCTGATTTTGCTGCTGCCTCTTCTGGCCGCCTGCAGTCAGAACTTGACAAGATCAAGCTATTCGCCGAACACTATACCGGAACTTTCCCCACTGGCACGCCAGCCAGCAAGGTCATCAGTGTGCTTGCCGACATGCTTGAAGAAAGCAACAGAACTTACATCGAAACAGCAGAAGAAGCTGAACGATATAGGGTTGCAGGTGAGTCCTGTGAGCAGCAGTATGACGCACTGAAAAAACGGGGCACTGTTAACCGGTGACGGTATATAAAACGGTACGGTAAAAGGTAGGCATGGGAAAGTTGTTATCACTCAATTGGTTATGTTTATCGTAAATAATTGAGTGGGAAT